ATAAGTTCTATCTTTTAAAGTCAGTGTATTCAAACACCCACAATTTGGACAAAATTTTGTTGTAGGACACCATTTTGATATTTTGAACGCTTTGTCTTGTTTTTCCAAAAGTTCAAGTTTTGTTTTAACTCTACCTAAACAAGACGATTGAACTTGTCTACCAAAAGAAAAACCACATTTTTTGCCATTCTTTTTAGAACGCTTCTTCTTTTTCCAATTTGAAATTTGCTCATCTTGGAAATAAATTACATCATTTTCTTTTTCAAGTTTTGCCACAATCTTGTTTGCAACGTCTTTCTTTTGATTTGAGATATGTTCATACTCTTTCTGAATTTGATTTCTCAATTTCCAATAACGCTTTGAACCTTGTTGTTTTTTATGCAATTGTTTCTGCAAAAACTTCAAGTATTCAGATTCTTGCTTATTACAATTAAAGGAATCTCCATCAGAAGTTGTTATAGATGTCTTGATTCCAAAATCAAGACCCACTGATTTATTTTTAATTTCTTTATCTTTTTTAGGAACGTAAACAGAAACTTTAAGATATATTCCACTTGCTTTTCTAATGATATCTGCATTTGCAATTTCATAATTTGGAATGTTTTTAAATTGTTCAAGACCATAAACTTTCAATTTAGAAAACATCGGAATTGAAATCATTTTAGAAGATTTAACTTTCAACATTCCTGTTTTTAATGGTATTCTGTTTACCTCACTTCTAAATTTAAGTTTTCCAATTTTATTTCCACATTTTTTAGATTTTGATAAATTAACAATATCTTGTTGGACATGAGTTATAATACATTGATGTATACCTGTTTGAATGGTAATTTCTCTCTCAACTAAATTTCTATCTTTATCAAAGTTTATAACTTTTCTATGGTCTTTATAATTATAATGAAAAATATCATTCGATGCAATTACATCATTTATAATCCATTTTGCTTGTTTGAAATATTCATTAAATCTTTTAAAATCCTCTTTGGATGTATGATGACAATTAACTTTTAACTCAAACACTTTAATTGTTTGTGATTTTCTTCTTTCATGAGTTTCTAATAATGTTTGTTTTATTTGTTCATTCTTTGTCATCAACAAACCTCTTACTAAGATAGTTATTATTTAGTAATAACTTTGACTTATATTATATGTGATTACTTTAAGATTGTCAAGTAATTATTTACGACAATTCATATTCCACCTTAAAAGGTGGAATCTTTCTTGTCGATTATTGTAAAATTTAACCTATCCAATAACAAACTCTATTCTCCAATACAAGGACTGATAACACCCAGACGGGTGTGCACAGAAGTGGTCCTGTTAGGAGATTTCAATGGCATTTACTATCGAACAACTTAATTCTCTCAAACCAGAAGGATTTGAAGATGAAAAATGGAAGGCCGTTACTGACGGAGTTATGAAACTTCATAGCGAAGACACGAACGGGCTTGTGAACAACGAGGCACGTATCAAGCAGGAGAAGGTTGCATTGAGTGAGAAACTCGCCGCAATCACAAAAACCGCAGAGGACTCAAAGACGGCTTACGAAGAGAAGATTTCAGAGCTAAGCAAGCAGCTTGCTGACAACTCCCCTGATTCCATCAAGAAAGCCTACGAGACCAAAATGGACGAGCTTAACGCCGCTCTTGAGGAATCGAAAAAAGAGTTCGCCGAGAAGGACACAAACTATCAAAAGCAGATTGCGGAGCTTACGCATGGAGTTTTCCAACGTGACTGCATGGATTCTTTTGAGAAGTCTATCCAAGGGAAGAACATCGACATTAACTCCATAGACGCTGTACGCCAGCTTGTCATGGGCGACGGATTCTCAAAATTCGCGAGACATGAGATGGGCGGAGGCAAATCAGAAATCACTAGCAACGAAACAGGAAAGAACATCTCGACTTCGGTTGATGACTTTCTTACCACCCCTACAGGCAAGCACTTCGTGATGAGCACAACTACCGGTGGTGGAGCGGATGGCGGTAAGACAAGCATTACAGCTGGAGATAAGAAGATGTCTGTGGCTGATTTCGACGCATTGCCAGAGAAAGAAAAAATGGCGGCGGCGCTTAGCCATGATATTAAATAGCGAGCTATAGGCTCAGCAAACAGGAGATTAACAATGGCATTATCAGATTACATCACCCCTATATACAAGGGTTTGGATATTTTTGACCATCAGCTTGTAGGGTTTATTCCTGCAATTCCAGTAGACGGACGTGTTTCTCGCCTTGCAAAAGGTAAAACCATGAACGTTTTTAAGGCTGACGTTGGAGACGTAGTAGATTACTCAGCATCAATGAACTTCACCGACACAGATGGCGACGACACAAAAATGGGAAGTGTTCCTGTTGAGATTGAGGAAGTCAAAACAGTTACAGTCTCCCTTGACGGTGAAGAGGAAGAGGGTGTCAAACAGTCTATTGACTACGACAGCCTTATGACACAGCGTTTCTACAAGGCGTTCAGCAAACTTAGAAACTACATTGAAGCCTATCTTGCGAACAAATGCGTTATTGGAGCTTCTCGTGCTACAGGAACCATAGGAACTGTTCCTTTTGGAACAGCTGGAGATCTTTCCGACATGGCTGCACTTGCAAGAATCTTAGATGACAACGGAGCGGACATCGACAACCGCCAGCTCATTCTCAACTCAGCCTCATTGGAGTCTTTGCGTGGAAAAATGAACAACCTCTTCAAGGCAAATGAAAAAGGCGACGATTCATTCCTTCGCAGTGGCTATCTCAATATTCCTCTTGAAGGATTCAACATCTGGTCTTCAGCTGGTCTTAAAACTCACACAGCTGGCGCAGGCTCTGGATATGCACTATCAGCTGCTGCCACAGAAAACGCAACAAGCATTAGCGTGGACACGGGAACAGGAACTATTCTTGCCGGAGATTTTATAACTCTTGCCGGAGATACCAACAAATACGTTGTCAATACAGGAATTACAGCTCCTGGAGCAATAGAGATTGGAACTCCTGGTCTTATGGCTGCTGCGGCTGATAATACGGTTGTTACAAAAGGAGCTGCTTATCTTCCAAATGTTGCTCTCCGTCCAGACGCAATAGCTTTCGGCGCTCGCGCACCATATTTATATGGTGGAAAAGACGCTGGAGAACACAGAATTGTACAGGATCCAATATCAAAACTTCCTTTTGATATTGCCTTGTACTATGGACACGGCAAAGCTCGTATGGAAGTCTCAATCGCCTACGGTGCAAAAGTAACAGATTCAAACAACATCGCTCTGCTTATTCAATAACACGAATCAATGAGGACTTACTAAATCCGTAAGTCCTCATTTTTTATAAAAAGGAGATTATATGGAAGTTGTAAGAATGACAAGAAGCGTCCCTGAAGTGCCGAACGGACCTACATCGATAGATGTCAATGAAAAAGACACGCAAACTCTTCAAGGCAGAGGCTGGATTCTAGCTAAAACTTCTTCAGAAGAAAAAGACTCAAAAGCAGCAAAAGCCAATGAACAGGAAGAAGTAAAAGAATCAAAAGCAAAGAAAAACAAGGTCAAGGAATAGTAAAGGTGGAGGTGAATGAATGGCAGACGGAGAAGTAGCCTCCACTATAACTTTAGTTGTGGAGGACGGGACGGGAGTTGCCAACGCTAACTCCTATTCAGCGTTGGCAGACGCAGACTCATACCAAGCAGAAAGAGGCCGCTCCACATGGTCTGCACTGACAGAGGACCAGAGGAAAACCTGTCTGATACTTGGAACAGACTTTGTTGACAAGTACTACAAATGGCGAGGAGTCAGGAAATACAGGGAGCAGTCGCTCTCATTTCCTCGTATAAAACTTTTTGACAGCGACGGCTATCCTGTGGACGGGATTCCTTTAGCATTGAAGAAGGCCTGCTACGAGGCGGCTTTTCTGAATGTCAACGGCACAAACATTAAGTCCGGCTTGTTCACAACAAAGGATAGCAATGGAGATGTCAAGAGGAAGAAGGTTGATGTGCTTGAGGTTGAGTACTTCGAGGGCGAGACTTCAACTTCTGTTGACTACACATCAATTTACGAAATATTGAACAATTTCCTAACAGGACTATATAAGACGGACTCTGACACAGCGACTTGCAACGTAGGCGCTGTATGGATGGGCTGATATGGCTATGGACTACGGCTCCATGCAGAGCACAGCCGAATCGCTTCTTGAGGACTTCGGCTCAACAATAACACTTAATCACTACACAGGCGAATCATACAACTCAACTTCAATGAAGACGGAGAAAACCTATGACACATACACAGGTCCTGGCGTGAATCTGGACTACAGCTCTGAGGCTATAGGGAACTCGAACAACATTGTTCAGGCTGGCGACGTGAAGATAATCTGCCAGTTTTCTATAGAGCCTGTTGAGGACAAGGACCAGATTGACGCTGGAGGTGTCAAATTCAACATAGTGCAGTGCTCGAAGGTCGAGCCTGACTCTGCGACTGTTGTCATCTACACGCTGCAATGCAGAAAGGTGTCAATATGAGCAGCGGACTTATGTTCACCGTGGAGACTGGCGGAAAGACAGTCAAGTCTAGGAATCCACGGTACGCGGTTGACACTTACAAGAAGGCTATAGCACAGCAGACCTGCTTTGTCTATTTTGACAAGCTCAAGTATCTAGGAAGCAACGTCCTTTCAAATTTCATATACATAATCGCGATTTTCATACAGCGTCTGGCTTCAAGAACTCCTATGGACGAGAACTACACATACAAGCAGAAGGTGTTCGAGAAGGCTGTCTTTGTTGGAAAGAAAAGAGGGAGGAACATTTGGATGCGCACCGGCTCTGAGCAGACGTTCCACCACCACAAGGACAAGAACTTCGCAAGGTACGACTGGGAGCTTTCATGCGAGGGGACAACAATAACCACAAAGCAGATTGCCGACGAGTGCGGGGAAGAGGTCTTCTACACAGAGAACGACAGCGAGAGCATAAAGAAGATATACAGCGTTTTGAAGTCAACTTTCAGCGAGAAGACAATCGAGCAGATGAACAATTTGAAGATAGAAAATCACAACAACCATATAGATGTCCTTGAGTACGGCATGTACAAAAAGGATTCTGCCGTAATCAAGCAGGGGAAATGGGAGCATGGCGTGAAGAACCATTACTCCGTTCAGGCTCCAAAAGGCATGTTGAGACAGACGATGCTTGAGCTTCGTGCGATAGCGGACACGCAGACAAAGAGCATGAAGAGCAATTCAATGGCAAGGTACAAAAGACAGACGACAACAAAGACACTCTCGGACGCAAGAATAAAGCAGCTTATAAACAAGACGGACTTCACGAACATGGAGGCTAGTCTTCAAGGCTCCATAGACGAGATTTTCAAGACACTCAAGGTGGGCGAAATATGACGGACACTCAGGTTGAGAATTTTTTAATAGCCACGTTCGAGGGAATAGGCTCTCCGCTTTTAACCTCCACGACGGTAGATAGTAAAACTACATATACAAACATCTGCTACGAGAACAGGGCGTTCAACAGGCCTACGGACAACTACTGGTTCGGCCTGCATTTTATTCCAACGCTTCCATATCAGCAGGAGCTGGGAAAGTACGGGAAGAACAGATGGCATGGAATCTTTCAGGTGGACATTTGCGTCCCGAAGGATTCAGGAACAGACGCGATGAACGACAGGTACAACACAATTGTAAATGCGTTTCCTCGCGGCTATATAACAGACGGAATAAGAATTCTGAAGGTGGGACGTTCATCCGCACGTAGCACTGACGACTTCTGTTTCACACCGGTCAGCATAAGCTGGCAGGCGGATTTAGACAATTAGGAGACATAAATGGCAGATCCAAGTTTCAACCTTAAAACTGGGGCCGACAGCGAGATTTATCTCTCGCCTGTTGTAACCACTCAAGGAACAGATTTTGGAAAAGTCCGTACACATGTCGGCTTGCAGGAATATCCAAAGTTGACACGATGCACGGGCAGTTCAATAAAAGGAACACAGGAGTCCATAGAGAGCAACGAGCTTAGAAAAGGCAGGACAAAATCCGCTCCTAGAAAAGGGGCAGCCTCTTCAGAAGGCTCTCTGGACATCGAGCTTTCACCGGAAACCTACGACTCAATTTTCGAGGCGGTGTTTCGCAATACATGGAAACGCTGGACCAGCGACACCGCTAGCGAGATAAACCTCGACGGCTCCACATACGCCGCTGGCTACTTCGGCACGAAATGCAGAGGTGCCTCTGGAGATGTAGGAACGTTCGGACCGAGAAAACTTCTCAACACTGACAACATAGGTACAGGAGACGCGCTTGGATTGATTCAAGTTCCTTCTGGAAGCGTTGTGGACGAGCTTACATGCGGCACAACCGACATCAAGTTCGACATGCTAAGGAAGTTCGGAGGAGTTGACGGAGAGGACATCTACCAGAGATTCAAGAGAATGGCGTTGAACACGTTCACATTGAGCGTCGCTGTTAACGCCATCGTAACAGGCTCGTTTACCTTCATGGGCGACAACGACCCTAAGATGATGGACGAAACCGCAATCAAAGCGGAGTTCGGCTCAGACTCAACAAACTTCGAGGACGGCTCCACAACAGGAACCACATACATTGACAACCTTCCAAAGAAGTCAACTTCAACAGACCAGTTCACTGCACGCGAAGGATTCATGTACATCAACGGAACAAACATCGAGTTCGCGAATTCCCTTGACTTCAGCTTGAACAACGGCCTTGAGAAAAAGTTCGCTATATTCGTACCTACGGCTATAGCAAAGACTCCTTTGACCTTGGATATAACTGGAACAATCAAGACATACCTCATAAGCCAGAACTCAGACAAACTGTTCAACAACGCGATTGACGACACTGACAACGAGATACTCTGGTGCTTCCAGGACAAGGACGAGGACCCGAACTACCTATACGTGTTCCAGATTTTCACATCGAAGTTCACAGACCACGACGCGACGATAAACGGCTCGGACACCTTGGACGTGTCTTTCCCTTACCAGAGCTTCGCGGAAAGAGCTGTAAGGTGCTTCAGAATCACGCTTCCAAAGGCAAGCTCCGTTACGGCGACAGTCTCAAGCAACACATACACTGGGCTTGACATCACGCCTAATGTAGATGTCGCGGCGGCTGATGTAACAGGATTGACAGCTGTTGTAACTCTTGACGGGGTTTCTGTGACTATGGGAACAATGTCTGTTGACACTACTTCAGGAAGCTCAACTTACGGACACATTCTGTATACGTTCAGCTCCGCTATAAGCAAGACTTCAGCAGAGCAGACTTTGGCAATAAAAGTCACCCTGAACGGCGACTCAATTTCATCAACGGTGGCTATACCAGCGTCAGCCTCTACATGAGATTAACCTGCGGAATAGTTTGAACTATAAGAGTAGCTAGGGTTTCAACAACCCTAGCTATTTTTTTTATATCAAGGAGTTTTCCACATGGAAAAAAATCAAGAGATTTCAACTATAGAAGAGAAGGTGTTCGACCTAGAGGACTGCTTCACGCTTGACGCTGAGCAGGAGGGCGTGTTCTTCAGACCTGTAGTTCAGAGCGGATATGTGCCTTTTCAAATCAAGACAATAGGACGGAACAGCGACCGTATGCTTGTAATCACGGATAAATTGAAGAAAAGGCTTGCTGAAATAAGCGGCGACGCTCCAAGCGAGGCAAGGGCAATCAAGGAGAGGGACGCTTATGTCGCCTCTGCTGTGGAAAGGACAACAGGAATAAAGTTCGACGAGGGAGTGAAAATCAAGCTGGGTGGAAAGGACTTCGAGTACACCGAGCAGATGCTGAAGATGATATACACAAAGTCGCCTGACATTATGAATCAGGTTATCCTGCACTCTGCGAGCACTGAAGATTTTTACAGGAAGAAGGACTGAAGAAAGCTGTACAGCGGTACTTCTACCTATACAGTCCGCACAAGTCCGTTTCCAAAGTCCTTGACAAGAAGGGGCAGAAGGACAAGACGGAATGGGTGCGGAACTGCGAGGAAAGGGACAGGTTCATCAAGCAGTACAGCAAACGCAGGTTTGATGATGTCTGTGGAAAGGACGAGAAGTGGAACAAGCTCAGGGACATTCCAATACCGGAGAGGTATGAGTGGATATGGGAACACTTCATCGCGATATGGCAGCAGAGCCTTGTTGACTTTAACGGCAACAGGCAGATTGACTACAGGACTGTCATGGACTACGCGGAGTGCATGAAGGTGCCTCTCTCAGTCACGGACAAGAGGCTGATAATGAAGATGAAGGCGTGGGCTTTTGAGCAGATAAGCGAGATGGAGCCGAAGGGCTGACGGAGGTCGAGACATGGCTGGTGAATCAGACAATATAAATCTAAACGCAAACTTAAACACAAAATGGGAAGGCTCAGAGGCGTGGAACGAGCTGTCAAGACTTCTTGACAAGATGAACAGGCAGTTCGCCACTATGGCCGCGAATATAGACAAGGTGAAAACAGCACAAGCCGGCCTGTCAGAGAAGCAGAAAAAGGATATGCAGGACATATCCAACCGCCAGTCAAAGACAACTTACAACGATTCCATAGCAAACAAGAAGAACGCAAGCGCCGACTTGAACTACTCAAGAGCCTCAATGACAAGAGCCAATGCCCAGAACACTCAAGCCGATGCGAGCAAGTTGAACGCAGAAACTCGTGACTATCTGAAAAAATCTAAAGATGCCCAGCAATATGCGGACGCAGAGCTCTTTCTACAGAAAAAGCAGTGGATGAAGTTCAAGCAGGAAAACCCATACTACAACCAGTTCAGGCGTTCTGGAACATACGCAAAAATGCAAGGACTGAACGCGGCGGGCTCTATATTGCAGCAGACAAACACTGTCGGAGGAAGAGTTGGAAGCGATGCTCTTCAGGTGGCTGCAACAGCGTTGTTGAATCCGGCTCTCGCGTTAGCTGAAGGATTAGGAAAGGCTGGTCAGGCAGCACTTGACTTCAGCAAGGCTGCACTGGAAGCCTACGGAAGCATTGAGAAGATAAAAGTCCAGATGTCCGTCGTGTACGGCTCTGAGACCCAGGCTGACACGGCTTTCCAGGGGATAAAGAACTACGCCGTGAAGTCTCCATTCGGAATAGAGCAGACCTCCGAGATGGCTGTCCTTTTGAAGCAGTCGGGTGTTTATTCCTCTGATGTCCTTGACACAATGAAGATGATAGGCGACGTGTCGTCAGGCAACAACGAGAAGATGAAGCGTATTGCCAACAACTACGCACAGATAGAGGCAACAGGAAAGGCGACCATGCTCGATATGAGGCAGTTCGCCTACGCAGGCATACCTATCTACAAGGAGGTCGCAAAGGAGCTGGGTGTCTCACAGACTGCTCTAAGGGCGATGATTAAGGACGGAGAGGTCACCAACGATGTCATGGAGAAGGTGTTCAAGACAATGACATCTAACGGCGGAGTGTTCTACGGGGCTGTTGAGAAGGGTTCTAAGACACTTGAGGCGAGACGGCAGAACTTGAAGGACACAAAGACCTTGGCAATGTCAGCCGCAGGGCAAGCCATTATGAATTTTGGCGACAGCAATGGAACGGGAGGGCTTTACTCCGGCTTTCTTGACTGGTCTGAGAAGTTCTATCAGGGAATGGAGAAGGCCCTTGAGAACAGCAACATAAACAAGAA